TGAAATACTTATCGATTGATTCATCGTCATATTGGATTGCGTGAATAATCGCTTTTTTCATTTCGCCGTAAATGTCATAATGTCCAATCACTCGCCATTTGTCTTTATCGTGCCATCTCCCGTTCTGAGACCATTTAGACGTTCTACCTAAATAATCAATGGTCGTATCATGACCGATATAAACATTCGCATATATTGGATTTATGTCGCCGTTGAACAGTATTGATACCCACGGATTGACAATTATGTCTCCCACTTTGAATCGTGTCATTGATCCATCCTCGCTCCGCAGTTCGGGCAATAATTTGCTTTCCACCTATAATCAACCTCGTCATACATTATGCCAATGAACCGCCACGGTGCTTGTGCGTTACATTCTGAGCAACGTAACACTCCCATACAGTCATTTTTCCACTTCCCATGGCGCACAGGTTCTGCGTCTATGGTCGGCTTTCCGCTTGCGCTTCTGAGAATGTCAAACTCCTGTTCAAGGTGTTCATATAACCATTCTCGCTGATAAATAACATAACTGCCTTTACTCATCTTCAGAAAACTTCCGTCAAGCGGTACTGCGTCTACGGTAGGTTGTTCGTCAATCGAATAAACAAAATCACTTGCTTTGAAATCGTTCCCTTCCAAGCAAAGCCATTGTTCACGCAACGCATCCGCATCAATAAACCTAGTCATAAGCAATCTCCAAGCATTACTCCGCATACTGAAATCAAAAATCCGAGCACCACAAGGAAGAAACCAATAACCCCGATAACCATGCCGACCTTCATGATTGCTTCGGGATCTATACTGTCAATCAGTCTCATTTGCGCTCTCCTTCCGTTCTGCCCAAGAACAGAAACCTTCTATGCCGCCTGTCGGCGTTCCTGTTCTTCCACACTTCCATACGAGACCGTCTTCATATTCGAGATGTTTGCACTCATAGCACCTCACGACCGGCTCTGCGTCTGTGTACGGTACCGCATTCAGAGCCTCACGCAGTGCCCGGTGCTGTGTCTCGGTCTGATGGTGGTAAAGGTTGGTCAGTACTTCGTATGCGTCTTCTCGTTTGATGTAGTCGCTCATTAATTCACCTTTCCTTTCAGTATCTTTGCTCTTGCCTCTGCGATCTCTTCAGCGGTTGCGGGTGTTGCACTTTGCCGCACGGGTTCCGGGTTGTACCATTCAGGCAGCGACCGTACCGGCTTCTGGTTCAGATATGCTTCGAACTTTGTGCCGAAGAGTGTTTCGGGTCTGATGTACTTTGCCATGTCGGTACCGCTCCACTCGTCGACCTTCTTTTTGATTACGGTCTTGAAGTCGTCCAGAGTGAAACCCTCGTTCAGCCGGGCGGTGATTAGTGCCTTGGTCTTGTCCGAAGTCGGTCTGTATTTCGTACCTGCAACCTCATTCAAATAATCGACAATGAGGTATATATATTGTTTCTTCTCTTCTTTAACTTCTTTATATTCTTCAGTTGTGTTAACCCTCATGTTAACCCTCTTGTTAAAAAAATTAACATGACCCTTAACATGACCCTTAACAGGAGTATTAACAGGTAGCGTCTTTTCTGCGGTCTTTTCGTCTTGGTATTTGTCGTAATGGTTGACCGTTATGACAGAGTATTTTTCTGCTTTTTCGATGGTCAGCTCGCCGGTTTCCTGTAGCCGTCTGAGGCATTTAGACACCGTCTGACGGCTCAATCCGGTAGCCTTTGATAATTTGACCGCCGACGTTATGAACGAGCCTCGTGCGATCTCTTTGCCGTGCCACCGCTTCGGCTCCCAATTCGCAAGCAGAAGGCAGTGCAGAAACACTGTGACCGTGCTTTGGTCGTCGTGCCATTCCCACCGCAGAAACGACCGGTGCACCTTGATATATCCGTTCTCGAATTCTTCATTCATCGTCTCGTACTCCTATATTCTTTTTGACCTTCTGCTCAATCAGTCGCAGTACATCGTCGCCGTTGACGTTGGGCATCAGTGCGGCGAATATTGGCGACTTGAAGAACCGCTCGGCAAAGTATATCTCGGCGTCGGCATTGTTCTTTGCCTTCTCAGACGGCGAGCAGTACCACGTCATTAATGCCCGTTCGTATTCTTGGGCGACCTCTTTTGCGACCGTGTCTATCAGTCGCTGATAGTTCTCAATCGGCACGTCGTCGCTGACGGCAGCTGTGTCGAACTCTGGGCAATCCTTATGCCCGTATTCGATACCGTTTATGATTACGATCTGACCGACGAAGCACGACGGGTATACTTCGAGAACCTCTCTGTCGTGCATTTTGACGTGCGTGTACGCCTCGATGTGATTCAGCGTGAATGCGTCTATGGTACCGGCAAAGACGAAGCCTGCGCCGTTTTTCGTGCCGATACGCACGACCTCGCCTTTGTGCTCTTTCAGATACTGACTCAATAACATTGCCGGTCACCTCTCAGACTCAGAACGGCAGGTCGTCAGCCGGTGCCGGTTCCGGTACGGTCACGTCGTCCAGATACAGTTTGTCGCCGCCGGTCGGATAGTCTGCCTTTGCTTTCTTGCTCTCAAGAATGGTCACCCGGTCGCACTCGACCTCAGTCGTGAAGACTTTCTTGCCGGTCGTCCGGTCGTCATACGATCCGGTCTTGATATGTCCGGTCACGCCGACCATCGTGCCTTTGCTTGCGTAATTCGCCAAGAAATCGGCATTCTGACGCCATGCGACGCACAGAATGAAGTCGGCACCGTCTTCTTTCTTTGCTCGGTCTACGGCTACTGTAAATCGAGTTACAGACAGGTCTGACGCTGTCTTTCTTAACTCAATATCTTTAGTTAAACGCCCTGTGAGAACTACGCTGTTAATGCCTGCCATAAGTCTTCATTTCCCCTCTCTTTCAATTCTTCTTCGTCGTCGTAGTCGTAAATCAGAACCCGTACGCACGGTCGGTCGCCGTACTTCTTGAAGACGAAGCCGGCGAATATCTGATTGTCGTCTGCCCATGCAACCCCGTTCAGTGCGTCGCATACGATCTTGCCGACATTGTCCCAATCGTGCCGCCTGGGTGTAAGTATCCCGGCGTCGGCTTTGATTTTGTCTTTCTTCGACCATGACTTCGGTATCGGATACACCGCACAGATGAAGACCGAGCACGGTGCCTCAGTCGGCACGGAATTCGGGTATTTATCGACGAAGCATGTCTTCACAAGATTTTCGTACATGACCGTATCTTTCGGCGTGTACGACCGCCCTGTGCGCAAGGTGCGTGCCCTCTGTTTTGCAAAGGGCATGCCCGGCACATCAAACATGTACGACCTCACTCGACCACCTCGCCGGTCTTGCTCTGAATGACCTTGCGTGCGTCTGCCTTCGAGATTGCCTCTAATTCGGCGATTCTGAGGTATTTGCACAGTGCAGGTTCGTTTACCTGTCCGTCGGCGATTAACGCCCGGATGCGTGCTTTCTGTGCGTCTGAGGCAGGTTCTTCAGCTGTAGCCGGTTCCGGTTTGCGGTCACGCACCCGGATTGCTTCGGCGACCTTACCGAAGAACCGCCCCTTCTCGGTGCCGACAACGATCTGTTTGCCTATCCAATCATGCATATATGACGTGCCGGTGACCTGCGCAATCATTGCCGCATTGGTCTTATTCAGAACCATAGGAAGTGTCTTCTCTGCGAACCGGACGCATAAGCCGGTCTTCTGCGAGTTCGTCTGTGCGTCGTACATGGTCTCTTCTGATACACCCTTGATAGTCAGAACCTCGTCACCGTTTGCGAACGACCATGCCCCGAGGTAGTTGTTGAAGTACTCTTGGTAGTTCATGTACTGCGCTTCTTTGTTAGTCGTATTCTTCGGCATACAGGTACTCTGTGTCATATCCTTTCCATTCGTCTTTGACTTTGCAGTCGTGATACTTGCCGAGCAGGTCACGGTACTTGCGTCTGCCGGCATTGATGAAGCCTTCGTCGCACACGTAGACTCTCGAAAGATACGGTGCCTGCTTTTCCTGTGCGATGAAGATAAACTGATGGTCTTCGAGCGTGCAAAGGTTGATGCCTTCCAGATAGAACGCCGCCTGAAAGTCATAACCATATTTGCGGCACGATCTCTCAAACGCTCCGTCTTCGCATGACAGCGTCGTTTTGTAGTCAATCACCGTCGGTACACCGTCGACCTCTGTCAGAATGTCGGCTTTGCATTTGCAGATTTCACCGGTCTGACCATCGTGCCATGTAAACGGCACCTCGAACCGTGTAACGTCTTTGCGGGTTATCAGCTGCCGTACTTCTGGATTGCATAACAAGGCGGTTCGCATGTCCTGTATCGTGTCAAATTCGTCCGCATCAATCCATGACTGCGTTGCATGTTCTGCCTTGAATGCTTCTACGGCTTCTTTGCCGGCTTTGGTGCGGCGATCTACCTTCGGCACGATTGCGTACTCGTTGTCGAAGTCGCCCGGCTCCAAGACGTATTTATGAGCGGCAGAACCGAAGAGCAGAGCGGGTGCCTGCTCCTCGTCGTCTTTGTGCTCCATGTGATATTTGAAGTGCGCCGCACTCTTTTTCATCCACCACAAATCAGAGCGTCTGATACCGTCCATGCGGTCATATTCACGGTCATTCATTGATATTCACCACCAATCCGTCTTCATCGTTTGCGACGTCCAGAGCACGGTTTTCGTCGGCATATGCGCCATAGAACCACAGACGACCGGCGTCGTACTTGACCACCCAGAACGAGCGGTCGTTTGCATAATCCGGTACATTGTTTACCGGCAGTGATACTGTGCGTGTCATTCTTCTTTCGCTCCTTCCAATTCGTCGACGATCTCTTCGAGCGCATCGACCATCATGTTGAACCGTCGTGTCGTGAAATTCTGCTTCACCGCCTGCAGTTCGTCGCATGCGGTTTTGAGTGTGTAAATAACCTCATCGAGTGCGTCGTTGATGTCTGCCCGCTCTTCGGCTTCAATGTCGGCGTATTCGGGGCTGTGCGATGCGTAGTGCGCATCTGCGTATGCATCCATATTGAATTCAGTCATTGTCGTTCACCTTCTGCCGAAGCCGTTCGAGTTCAGCTTCGAGCCGGTACAGTTCCTCTGTCTTCTGTGCTTCGGTCATCATGTCGTATTTGTTCTTCATGACCTCTTCGACCTTTTCTGCCATTGCCTCATTGACGAAGTGCGTGCAGTTGATATCGAGCAATGCGCAGTACCGCTTAATCTTGCGGGCGACTTCCGGTTCAATCATGACGGTCAGTGAGCCGTCACGGCTCTTGCTCTTCTTGTATCCGAAAGTGCGTGCCTTTTTCAGTTCTTCATACTTGAATAACGATGTATTTTCAGTCATTTGAGTTCTCCTTCACCTTTTTCTGTTTCGTCGCCTGTGCGGCTTTTTTCGTGCCTTCTGACGCCTTCTGCGCCGGTGCCTGGGTCTTCTTCTGTCTTTCGTCGTAGTCGTTCCATAGACCGTTCAACGATTCCCAGACTGCGCCCCGTTCCCGGACGAATTTGTACGTCAGCTGCTCAAGTGCGACCGTGCACGCTTTGTACTGTGCGTCGATGTTCTGCAGATGGTTCTGTGCTTCTGCGTGTCTCTTCTCAGCGTCTTCAATGCTCCGGTCGTACTTCTGCTCTAACGTCTCGTGCAGAACCATTGCCCCGAGCACCCCGCCGACGAAACCGGCAATCAGTGCCGTCAAGATTGTTGCTATCATCTCCGGTCACCTCAGATGCAGTACACACAGAAGGCATACAGTGCCAATGCGGCGAACGTGCTGATGAATGCGCACAGCATGACGATATTGCCGACCTCGAATACGTCAGCGTCTCCGAACGCCTCATGTGCGATCTCCGACGTGATATACTTCATGCGGCGAGATAATGTTTTTGTTCTCATAACTTGTCTTGTCCTTTCCTGCAGGCGTCGGCTCTTTGCCGGCGTCCTTTTTCATGTCGTGATAAATCAGTCGTGCGAGTTCTTTTACGTCAATCTTTGTCACGTCCTTTCTCACGGTGTGCAAAAATATTGCACCTGTCTTTCAAAAAAATAAGGTCACTGCTTCGTCGCAATACTGCGAACGTCGATACCGGTTGCGTCTGACAGTCCGATTAAATCGTCTGCCGTCATTGTCGACCTGCCTGCCCGAACTGCCTGCAGGTGATTTCGACTGATACCGGCTTTGTCTGCCAATGCGTCTGTACTCAGACCGGCATATGCGCAGAGCATCGCAATCGTCATCTTCACGCCTTCCATCTCTTCACCCCCTTTCACTCGTCATCCATACCGAGGTATACACGCTCGGTGTGTGTGCCTTCTTCGATTCCTGCCTCGACTGCGGCAAGATGCAGTTCGTATAACTGCTTGTGCCAGAACTTCAGCTGCTTGAGTTCCTTTTCGATCTTCGTCGACCGCTTTTCATACTCGTCTTGGTACCTCTGATAGCCGTACCAATTCACGTCATAACGGTCTTTGCAATAATCCATGAGACCGGCAAGTTTCTCTTCACGGTCTGCAATCTTCTTCTGCAGTTTTGCTCTGACTGCTTCAATCTCTTTCAACATGTCTTCTCGTCCTTTCTTTGATTCCTGGGTGCGTCAGTCATCCGCACCGAGCCGTGCGACTCTTTCGGCTTCGAGGTTCTCCATGACAGCGAGCATGCCCCGTACCGCATCCACGAATGCGTCTGCCTTTGGTGTGCCTGCCTTTGCGTATGCGAACCCGTACCGGTTCACGCTGAAGCAGGTACCGTTCATCTTGGCATACTCGCCGTATTTGCCTTCTGACGTGCCGATTGTCCAGAACCGACCGCCGTCGGTCGCAATGCTGTAGTAGCCTTTTTCGTTGGGTTCGAGCGACCGCATGACACGTTCCCGTGCTTCACGTCCGAACCGGTGTACCTCGTTGGTTCCTGCAAAATAGGTCTTGTCGTTCTTGTACATGTCTTCTCTCCTTTTTGATGCCGGTGCTTATCGGTGACCGGCGAACCGTTGGTGCCTATGCTTCGGAAACTCTGCAACGAGTTAGTACGGTCTGTTTAATACCGTTGTAGGTAGTATGGTCTTTGACCGTGCCTTTGATTGTGAAGCGTTCGCCGTCTTCGACTTGATGGTATGTGTCACTCTCGTTCTCGTCTTCGTACCATCCGAGACCCTTACAGGTCGACCACTTGTAGACGTTGCCGGCGTCGTCCTTCATGAAGTAGAGAAAGTTTATGCCGTAGTCTGTTTCATACTCGAATGACTTGATAAGTGTTACTGCGGCGTTGACCTTGTCGCCGATTGAACCTTGCCACGTCGAAGCCTTGTTCGCTTCTGCTTCAGCCTTGCGGCGATCGAAGCGGGCATTCTCTAACAGAGCCTGCCGGTGTGCCTCGATGATTTCCCACGCTTTCAGCCTGTTCTCTCTTTCGTGCGCCTCTTTCGCTCGCTTTGCCTCTAATTTTGCCGCATGTTCGGGCGTAAACTCGTACTCTTTCCACGAGACCGTACCTGTGCCTTTGCAATCGAAACAGACGCCGTCGGCATAGTTGAACGGCACACGACCGGAGCCGTTGCACTTCACGCAGGTGTCAGAGTACTTCCAAACCTTGGTGCCGTTCTTGCATGTCTTGATAAGTTCTTTCGTTGTCATTTTCGTTCTCCTTTGCCGTCTTATTGCGGCTCTTTCTTGTGCGTCTATTTTGAACTCTGTGCAATTAACTTGCACTCTCAATATAGTGCATTATTTTTGCACTGTCAACAAGGAATTTGCATTTTTTACAAATCTCATGCATATTGAAGATAGAAAGGAGCACCAAAACATGAAGACAAGACGCAAAGAAATACTCGGCGATTTGCTCCGCCGTGAAAGAGTTGTTCGGCGAATCAGTCAAGAAACTTTAGGCAATGTCGTCGGATTGGGCAAGACCGCAATATCGGCATACGAACTCGGCAAGGCGTCGCCAGATATCGAGAAACTCGACCTCATGTGCTCATACATGGGAATCGACTATATCGACCTGCTCCGTGAAGCGCAAGAAATATACAGAAGGAGTGCCGGCGAATGAAGACCGCCGTCATATACGCAAGATACTCGTCAAGCGGTCAGCGTGAAGAAAGCATCGTCGGTCAGCTGCGTGAGTGCCGAGAGTATGCGAAAAAGCACAAATTAACAGTGCTCGAAGAGTATACCGACTCGGCACTGACCGGTACTTCAGATCGTCGACCGGCATTTCAAAAAATGATAAAAGACTCCGAGACAGGCGCATTCTCGGTCGTCATTGTTTGGAAACTTGACCGGTTCGCCCGTAACCGGTACGACGCCGCAACATACCGGCACATGTTGCAGGCAAACGGCGTGAAGATCGTTTCAGCGATGGAAAATATCAGCGATTCGCCCGAAGGCATAATTCTTGAAGGGTTGATGGAATCGCTCGCCGAGTACTACAGTGCCAATCTCGCCGAGAACGTCCGCCGGGGTCTGTATGATTCGGCTCTGGAACGAAAAATACTGTCACAACCGACGTTCGGATACCGCAAGTCGTCCGACGGCAAATATGAGATAGACGAAACCCAGGCGGCGATTGTGCGCCGTGTCTTTACGGAATACGCAAACGGCAAACCATACATGCAGATAATCGACGACCTCAACACAGAAGGAATCACGACCGGTCACGGTCACAAATTCACCAATAATTCACTGCGGTACATGCTCAAAAACGAAAAGTATATCGGCATATACCGATACAAAGACATACTCGACGAGCACGGCATACCGCCCATCATAGACCGTGAGTTATACGACCGTGTCCAGAATGAACGAAAACGCCGGTCATTCACCCGGAAACGAAAGAAACCGACGGGCGGTGACGAATATCTTCTGACCGGTAAGTTGTTCTGCGGGCACTGCGGTCGTCAGATCGTCGGCGAAAGCGTCCGAAACAAGGGCGGCAACACGTACCGGTACTACACCTGCACCGGCACCAAGACCGCAAGCCGAAACGGATGCACGAAAAAACGGGTGCCTAAAGATTGGATCGAAAACGAGGTCATCCGCATCATCAATGAAGAAGTTTTGACGGATACATTCATTGACCTCATGGCAGCTGAAGTACTCCGGTACCAAGACTCAAACGAAGTCAACCGGACGACTCAAATACTGTCTGACCAATTAGCCGAGATAAAGCGAAAAATCAACAACATAGTCGCCGCAATCCAGAACGGTATATGGTCAGAGACGACCGGCGAAGTGCTTCGGTCATTGGAAGCCGAGCAGAAAGCCACAGAAGACCGTATACGGCACGAAGAACTAACCCGGCGAGTATTTACCGCCGAAGAGATAAAAGAGTTCCTGTACGCCCTCAGACGAGCCGAGAAGACCGATACAGAAGCACAAAGGTATTTGATTAATGCCTGCATCAACCGGATATACCTGTTTGACGACGATGACGGTCAGAAATTCATATTCGACCTCAACTACTCGACGACCGGTTCAGAGCCGGTATCATTCGAACGTGTTCGACAAATGTGCGTAAACGCCTGCCTTTTCGTAGATAGACGAACAGCGACTGAAGACGGTCACGTTCTCTTGTTCATCAAGGCATAAAAAAAAGACCGGTCACGAAGACCGGTTTTTTTGTTGTTTGGGTACATGCGGTAAAAAGGTTTGAAGGAAAAAACCCGCATGCACCCTATGCCAAGAAAGGAGGACTACTTTCGGGGCGTCAGATTGATGATAGTTCTTTGATTGTGTCGTCTATTGCTTTGTCGTCTTTTTTCGTTGGTTCTTTGAGCAGTAACAGTATCTGAATCAGTGCGGCGTTCTGTGCCTTTGCCGTGCGCTCTGATTCTTCTTTGTTTTCTCGTATCTTGTCGAAGGCATGATTGATGTCTTTCTTCATATCGACCATCTCGTGTTTGATATCGGCGATTTCTGCGCCGTGTGCCGTGACCATAACTTTGACCTGTTGCAATGGTTCGCCGGCATTCTTTCGTGCCGTAGAAATGCTGTTATACAGTGACACGACCTGCCCGACGAGCAGAAGCACACCGACGACCGCAACCCATGTGATTTCCTGCATCATTTATCACCTTCTGCCTTCTTGAATTGGTACCCGAAAAAGAACGAGATACACATTGTGTAGATGTTGACGAAGTCATCCGGTAACTCTCGCCCATTCAGAACGAGCAACCCGAAGATCGCCGTCAAGAAGATCGTGATAATCGACTTGACCGAAAGCAGAGCAGAAATGCGTTGCAGAATGGTCGTGCCTGAGGTCGGTTCTGGGTCTGTCCAAGAATCGCCCTGTATCGGCTCAAATTCGATTGTATCGTCTTTCATGGTCGGTTCCTCGTCTTTCTGTGTTTCGTCGCCTGTAGGCGTGTTTACGTCGGTCTGAGGCGGTATCTGTGCCGGCTCCGTTCCGATTATCGCAACCGCACTCGGTACTTCTCTGCCTGTGTCACGGATGTACTCGAATGTCGAGCCGTTCCACCGCCCGAGCTGTGCAGAGCCGCCGCCGTCGAGAAATGAGATTGACTCAATGGCGTACTGTCTGAAGTCAGCTGCAATCTGCTTCGGGGTGAGTTCCTGTTTCGCAATGCCGACGGCATAATCACCTTGCACGAACCGTATCACGAACGAATACGTCGATACAGTGTTGACATGATTTATACCGACCATTCGTGCGTACTGATAGTTGCCATGTGCCGGGTAAACGACCGCCGGTGAGTAGACATTATGCGTCGGTTCGATATGGATGCCGGTACAGTCGCCGTATGCGCCCGTGTCGAGATCGAAATAAAGCGTCGTATCTTGGTTCGGGGTCTCTGTCCAGACGTCGTTCAGCGGGGCGGAAATGTCGCCGTACGTTGTGCCGTACGGGTCTTCGGTATCTGACCGCATCTGAAAGTAGTTTGCACCGGTGACCTTTGCATATATGTTCGCATTGCAGTCGAGTTCTTTGATGCCCTGTAACCGATTCATACCGGCAGACAGTACGACTGCCTTCTGACTCTGGGTCTGACGGTACAGTGCGTATGCATGACCGTTGATAGTGACGTCAGATGCTCCGGGCGAGATCGTTGACCAATCTTTGAAACGCATTGCGCCGAGCATGTCGCTATAGTTGGTCGCTTTCTCGGTCACGTACGGCGCACCTTGATTCTGTCCTAATTCAAGATTAGGCGAGAAAAACATGCACACGTGACTTTGATTGTGAGACGCACTGCCACGGTCAAAAAAGACCCAGTCGCCGTTCTGCAGCTGAACCGGGTCTGTAATGAAGTCGAAGTACTTTGCATAACCGTATTTGTCTTTGAGCCGCCACAGGTCGCAGACGTAACCGGTCAACGCACAGTATGTCGAGACGTTCAACTTGAAATACCGAATGAATGCGTCGAAGTAGTCCCAACATTGAAACCCGAATGCGCCGTCGGTGTTGTACGATTTGCCGAGTGTTTCGCTTCTCCATTCAAACGGGGTCATGTGCATTCTCCTTTACTCGCCGGGTGCGTAACCAATGGCGAAATAGTATGCGTCACTTGTCACGTTTGCCGCACGCCGGTTGATTTGAAAACCGGTGTCGGTTATTGCGTAGAGATGATAATTGTCAGTGTTATTGCCGATGGTGAAACGGGTTGAGTTGGTAGAGCCGCCGCTGTACCGTGCCTGGGTCGTACTGACGTCGGCGTTGTACGTGTTGATTGCGAGTTGGTTTGCCGCCGCCCAAACACATAAATATTTAGGTCTGAAACCAATATCAACGGTTGTGCGGCTTGTGCCTAATTCAAAAGTACCGGACGCAACCGGCGTGCTCGGTGTAACCTCACCCGCACCGGTTTTCTTTGTCGCCTCGTCAGACGACCCGTACCGCATTCTAACTGCCATTGCCGAGTACCTCGCCGCCTTTGCTTTCGATGCTGTCTGTGAGTACCTGTATACCGCTCAGAGTTCGAGATAGCACATATGTGCCGACAGTACCGCCGTCTGCGTCGTCAATTTCGAGATAATCGCCCGCCTCAATGTATGGCAGACCGATTGCGTCCAGAGTGACCGGCACAAACGAAATCTCGTTGAGGTTCGGCACAAAGTACGTCTGCAGAAATTGCAGAATATATTCATCGACCGTTAACTCGCCGAGTTCGTCGTATGAAATGAAAATGTTGTTCAAGAAGTAATTATCTTGCATGTCATACAATGACGAGCCGGTACCGATTGAAAATTCCGCTTCTTGTGTCGTCTGGTTCATGAAGTCGTAGTACTTGCACCGGATCGTGCCGACCGGCTCGACTTCGTATTCATCCCACCACAGCTCTGAATATTCTGCCGGTGACATTGATATCGGGTTGTTATTGGATACGGCGACGACTTCCGGTGTGCCGTCTCTGCCTGCCGTGAAGAACTGCCCTGTCACCTCTGAGACGCCCCGTGCAAGGTCATATACATTCAGACCGCCGAGATAAGAAGAATACCCGCCGTCACGTGCGGTCGGTGTTACTCCGACGACGATTTTGTTTATGCTTGCGTCTGTTTGCTGATACTGTTTGACGACCGGATTGTTGACGACCGGTCGAATCGTTTCGTCGTAGAAAACCTGACCTGCGCCATGTATAGAAATGTGAATATCGACGGGAAAGAACACGGCTGTCGATGCGTTGTATATATTCCCGTCCTCATAAAAATTGCCGTAAAAATAGCCGGTATCTTGCGGTATGTTCGCCCGTGTGCCGATGTTAAAAAGCGACGAGAACGGGGTGATGTCGTATACCTTGTCGCAGGAATAAAACGGCGTATACCAATTTTCCGTCATGGTGCGTATTTCGGTTTCATCCGCTCCAAGACTCACGGCTTCTGCGATTGCCTCTTCGATTGACGTCAGTGCAGCTGAATTGAACGACCATGTCGCACGGTATAAAGAGTTTGCATCATTCGTTAATGCGTACTGCGCCGTACATTCGTCGCCCAAAATCTCATATACATACGTAACGCCGCCCGATTCCCATTCATAACGGGGCGACTTTCTGACTGTTCCGGTTCTCAGTGTAAGCGTGCTTTCTGTAAGTGTCAGACCGGCGACGTTTTGCGTCTCACCGGCAATCAGTAAGAATGCGTTCTGCGGTAACTGTCCGCTCTCTGAAACCATGGTCGGCACGACAAGCGTGTTCAGTTTGCAGTTGAGAATCGGCGACGTGATATTTGACGCATTCGCATAACCGTCGACGCTGTACGCCGTAACTCTTCTGTGCTTCATTGCCCCCTGCGATCTTGGGCAAGACTCGACAATGAATCTGCCATACGGCACCCGGTACATGTTGCGACCGTCGTACGTGCAGACCTGCAGGTCGAGAAAGTCTTCGTTCCCGGTCGGTGCATGGTCTGATATCCAAGTTGCGCCGAGACTGTCAACGCATATCTCAATCGCACACTCAATCGTCATGCCGTAGATATTCTGTACTCCGACGCACTCAAATTCGATTTCAGACCGCTCTGACAAACCGAACTGAAACACCTGTGCAGAGCAAATCGACTCTGTGAATGATACCGACTCAGAAACGATATCGTCGTTCGTGAGGTCGGCGTTTTCACCGTTCGGAAAATGTACACGAAAATTCTTGAAGACGCTGTCAGCCTTGAACAGTGCCTGTACTTCTGTAGGTACGTTAAGCATGTCACATTTCCTCGAATTCTACGGTCACATACATGCCGGCAGGGTGATAGGCATACGCTTCAGTGCCGTACGCTACCTGTGACGAGATGCGTGCCGTCGCCACTATCGGCACAAGACCGGTGCCGGTTGTCGTGTTGTTCGGATGCACGCCGAGATTGTAATAACTACCGCCTGTTTTTGCGGTCTCCATGTCGGCGAGAAATTGATTGTATTCTGACTTCTTCAGAAGCAGATTGACGGTGCCGGCTATCCTTGTGCGAATCGTCGACACCCTGTTTCGATGGTTACCGTCAACCCATGCCTGGGTAACATTTTCACGTCGAACGTCATACGCCGTCTGCTTTACCTTGTCGGTGTAGTCAACCGAACCGACTGTGAATAACTGATAATCTGCCATGCGTTACACCTCTCAGTACTCAAAACCACTGCGACCGGTCGACGTCTTGAAGTTTGCGTTCTGCGACCGAACGACCTTGAATACACGACGTGCATCGGTACTCAGTGTCACCGGGTTTGCGACGATCTGTTCGAGCAATTCTTCAATACGACTCAGTTCAGCTGCGCCCGAGTTCTGCTGAATCATGCGAGCGAGTAAATCGTTACCGACGACCATTTCACCGCCGTTGCCGTCTCCGAATCCTTTCATACCGGATGCAGTCGGCACGACCGTCGGCGTACTGAACATGATTGCGTTCTGATATGCCTTCTTATACCAATCAATCGAGATTTTCGGCAGAGAACCCTGACCCATCAAACCCCAAGGCGGCTCACCGCCAGAGACGTGAAAGTGCGGAAGTTTTAAGGGCGGCAGAGACCACGAGAAGTTGAAAACGCCTTTGATTTTCTCGACCGCATCTGTGACGATCTTTTTTGCGCCTTCGATCTTTTCAGAAATTGTGCTTTTGATGTTCTCAAAGACGGTCATGACGTTATCTTTGAGACCGTTAAACGCACCAATCGCATTATCTTTCAGTGTATTGAAAGCATTTACGACGTTATCACGCAATGTGCCTGCCCATGCTACGACCGCATCCCAGTTCTGATACAGGGCAACACCTGCGGCGACGAGTAGTGCGATGCCCGCAACCACTGCGGCGACCGTGCCGACCAAAGGCAATACAGCGACATTCAGTGCCGCCGCCGCTCCTGTTATTGCTGAAATGATGCCGAGCATCGGCGAAATTGCCGCAACCAATCCAAGCACCGCAAGTATAGCCGCCTGCGCAGGACCGGAAAGGTTACCGAACCATGTTGCGAGTTTTGAAATGCCCGTCACGATCTTTTCGACCGCCGGTGCAAGTGTCGTCGCAAGTGCCGCACCGGCTTCAAGTGCCGCTTGCGTTGCGGTCGCCTTCAGCGTGTCGACTTGGTCGTTTAACTGATTCGCCGCCTGCATCGTCTCGCCCGAAAGAATCAGACCTGCGTCTTCTGCCTGCTGTCCGTATGCCTTCAGTGCCTGCCCGCCGTCATCGACGATGCCTGACAAATCCATTGCCGATTTGCCGAACAATTCCATGGCGAGCGCATCCCGCTCTGTTTCGTTTGATACCTCAGACAGTGCCTGCAGTGAATCGTACCAGACGTCAGTTGCATTACGCATTTCACCGGTCGCCTCGTCTCTGATAGATACGCCGAGCGTCTCGAAAGCGTCAGAGCCGTTCGCCATGTTCTTGACGAGTTTCGACATACTGCCGGTCATAGACTCGAACGAGACGTCGACGAAGTCTGACGCATATTTCATCTTCTGCAGTTCCTCGACCGTCAGACCGGTATTGCGGGCGAGTGTGTTGTATTCGTCTGCCTGTGCGGATGCGGCAAAAGCATTCGCAAGCAGACCGCCTGCAGCTGCCCCCGCCGCCATTGAAAGACCTTTCGTTTTGTTCGACCATTCACCGGTTTTTGCAGAGACTTCTGACATGGTCGCTTTAAAGTCTTGAAGCGGTGCACTCATGCCGTCGAGTTGGTCTTTCCACTTCTTCTGGGCAGACTCACACGCTACAATCTCACGTTCGATTGCGTCATACTGTGCGGCGTTCTGTTCTGTACGTCCGCCCAATTCTTCCTGCGCTTTCTGCAGGTTCTTGACCTTGTCTTCAGAATCTTTAATTGCCTTGTTCAGCAATTCCGTCTTCTGCCGTAAGAGTTCTGTGTTCTTTGGGTCGAGCTTCAGAAGCCGGTTGACGTCCGACAACTGCTTCTGCGTGCTTTTCAATTTGTCGTCAACATCACGCAGTGACTGTGACAGTTTCGACGTATCACCGCCGATCTCAATCGTTATGCCTCGAATCTTGTTGCCTGCCATGCTTGCCGGCTCCTTTCTAAAATTTATTCATGTCGTCCTGTGTAGCGACCTTTGCGTACTCGACGTCGTCGTTCGACTTCTCCGTGAACATGTCGAAAACCATGCCTATATCGAGGTCTTCAAGGTCTTGCATACTCAGACCGAGTTCTGTGCATCTTAACAAAAAAAGCGCAGTAGTCATTCTGCGACTAGTCTGCGCTATTTTTTTTTACCTGTTTCGAGTGTCTCCATAGATACGCCCCAGAGTTCGATAATCTGAGGCAATATTTCGTAAATAGAGAACATGTCGAAAGTATCCAACCATTCATTAGCGTCTGACGGTACGGTGTCGTCTGCCTGCTTTGCCATTGTGTACGCAATGTTCTCGAACGTTTCGAGTGCAGACGCAGACAGCGTCTGACCGTTTCCGATACTCGTCGACAATGCCTGCATGTCAACGAGAAGGTCACGGTTAAACGCCTGTCTGTATCGCCTCGCCGTCGAAGCAGTCGCTTTGAACTTTACCGGTCTGCCGTCTACTTCGATAGTCTTTTCCATGATGATTACGCTGTCGGCTCCTGCACCGCCGTGAACCATGTCTGATAAGGGCTCTGCGCATCGTCGTCGAACGGGCACCGGCTCTTCACGACACCGTCATTGATGCGGGCAAGTGCCGTGATAGTGATAGTCTCAGTCTGCGGTGAAATTGCATCTTCTTTCGTCTGTCCTGAGACTTCTGCCCGGGATGCGGTGCACCGATAGAAGCAGTGCCGTGTTGCGTTCTCGTCGCCTTCGAACTGAAACAGAAGCGCAAATTCTGTCTGCGTGTCGTCGCTTCTCTCAACGTAGAAGCCTTTTGTGTCGAGTGTCTCGCCGAGAATTGCCGTGCGGAACGCCTCCGGGATAAGTGCGAGTTCGAGGTCGCCGCTGTATCCGTTGTTTGTGACACCCTGCCAATATACGACGTTGTCTGCGTAGAACGGGTCAGATGAACCCTCGGCACTCAGAGAAATTGAAACGGCACCCGGAAGCGCAACCGGTGAGCCGTATGTGAGTGCACCGTCAGCCGCAACCTCTGTGACCGGTGCAAAATAGCACGATTTAATACCGTACTTAATCTTGTTAGCCATTGATTATTACCTCACTGTCATAAAGTGTTTGATACATGCTTTCGGACTCGATAAAGGTTTCAGACTTGTTCCAGAACCCGCAAATATCGCCGAGTACCTGCTCGACCTGGGCTTCGGTTTCGAAGTCTTTTTCAGCCGTGTACAGTTCGACGTAAAGCCGGTTCACGTTCGCATAAACCGTGTTATCGGCTCCGAAATTATCGGTATTTGGATAGTAGTAACAGATGTACGGCAGTGCCGGTACCTGCCCTTCTCGCCATTGCAAATAAGTAACAGGCAGACCGGACGACTGCAGTGTTTCGTATATGTCTTGAATAGTCATAGTCTTTTTTGTAACTCCGTCTCGAACATTTCTGCGACTTTGTCGTTGACCGGTGCAATGTGCGGAAACGATCTCGTCCGACCGCCGTTTTGTTTTGCGTGCCCGAATTCGAGCAGATGCGTCAGCCGATAGTGCTTCTTATTGAAGACCGTTGCGTCGGTGTATCCGACTTTCTTCTGCACTTCTGTCGACCATGAGGCACGATACTTGCGCCCTTTGAAGTCGCCTGCCGTTTTGAGTTCGGCAGCTGCCTTCTCGGCGACGTCTTGTACCGTCTCGTTTACGGCTTCGGTAACCTCTTTGCCGTATTCATTGAGATACTTTGAGACGACCGCTGACAGGTTCGCAGAAGCAATTACAGAACCGCTCACGAGCCTTTGCGCCTCTCGACGTAGAGTTCGATTGTGTCGTCTTGCGCCCGGTACGTGCGATAGATTGAATACCGCACGCCGTCATACTCGCAGGTGTCTTCACCGGCATAGTCGTAAAAGAACATTGTGAAACGCAGTTCAGGATTAAGACCGAGCCTGCCACCCTCTGACCATTCGGTGCGGGTGACGTTGGATACGTCGCAGAAGACCTCACGACGTGTTTCTGAGGCTCTCTGCACGCCGAAAGCATCCGACGTGAAGACTTTACCTATCAGTGTTAAAACGTCGCTTCTATCCATTTGTAACGTCCCATTCTGTGAAGCCGGTTGACATGCTCATCTGCCGTTTCTGTTCGTCGTACGACGCTTTAAGTCGGTCGTACTCGTTACTATCCAATTTCCCGAAGTTGAATTTGCAGAAAGTTATCACCGCCATGACGACCGCCGGGTTGCTGAGATATTCGGCACCGATGATGTCTGTATCAATCCCGGCGAAACCCATGTCAGCGACGCACTGATTCACAAGGTCGGTCAGTTCGTCGTCGAACGCATCCGTCTTGATTCGCAGTGCGAGTTTGATTTTTGTCAATAAGTCATCCATGCATGATACCTCTCAAGTGAACAGAGAAAAAGGCGGGTTTACTTCGCCGCCTTCTTCTTTGTTTTTTTCTTTGCTTCTGCCGGTGCTTCGATCTCTACAACCACACACGGCTCCGCAATGCCCAGAGCACAGAGCCGGGCACACTCTGCGTCAGTGACGTTATGCGTGCCCTTCTCTGCGTAAATGTGCGTTGCGGTCTTTAACTTGACCGTTTTCATTATGCCGTCGCTTTGACGATTGTGAAGCGTCCCGGTGCGGTGACGTCATAACCCGCATAAATTCTGCCGAGAACACGAATCATGTCGGAAGTCATGAGGGTATGGTCGTCGAATTTGAACTTCACGTCGTCGCCTTCGGGGAAGTTTACGGTAAAGCCTTTGAGGTCGCCGATAATCATGTAGACCTTGTTGGAAGATGCGTTATACGGAAGCAGTGAGTCTGTAAACAGTACCGGCAGACCGTTGAACACGTCGCCGACATTATTGCCGGATGTAATCTGAATCTGCTTCAGTGCGCCCCATGTAGCACGGTTCATGATTGCTACTACGTCAGTAGCCTCTGCAGAAAGCAGTGCTTCAGCCGCAACGATTGTGCCGGCACCAAGTGTCTGTGTAAGTGTTGCAACTTCCGGTTTTGTGTTGTCTTCGGTTGCATCGATGATTGTCATAATCACTTCACCTGCAAGTGCCTTGACGATCCGGTATGCGAGTTCGTCGTAAATGTAGTCGAGGAACGCTTCACCGCCCATTGCGTAAACCTCGTCAGAAATAGGTACCCACTTCTTAATGCTGACCGGAACGAGGTTGACGATACCGAGTGTCAGTGTCTCTGCCTCTACTTCGCCGGAACCTTCAGTGTGTACGACTGCTTCTGTACCGGAAATCTCGAAGTTGACCTTCAGATTGCCTTTGATAAAGGTCTTGCGCACACGGTTCATGATTTCGTCGTTTTCCCATGCGGTCATGACCTTGGTTTCAACGAATTCCGGTACGACTACTGTGCCGGTGCCGACGTTCTCTGTCAGAAGTGCACGGCACTCTGCATCGTTGCCGGTCTTGACGTATTCAGCAAATGCGTCGATGTATTCTTTTGTGTTGCGGTACTCTTTAACGTCCATCATCTGTTCTACCTCTCTCTCTTCGATGGTCTCGACAGGTGCTGTCTTCATGTTTGCCACCTTGTCGAGAAGTGCACGTTTCTCTTCAGCTGCAGTCTTAATCTGATTCTTACGCTCAATAAGTGCGTCTACTTCTGCGCTGAGTTCTTCGAGATTTGCCCCGTCGGCATTCATCTCTGTTTCGATCTCAGACATGCGTGCTTCAATGTCTGCGACCTGCATTTCTTTGATATCCATGCGTTAAACCTCTCTATGTATCTTCAACTTCAACGAAAGAATCGCTTTTGCGTGTTCGGCTTTCAGTCTCTCCGCTTCTCTCTTTTCAATCACTCCGTCGAAAAGAGACCGATACGCAATACCGATATTCGTTGAGGGATTGGCGGGAAACGCTACGGCACTGACGTCAAAGACCTTGCGAATCTTGTCTATGACTCTTGTGACCTTGCGTGCTTCCTCTTCGTAATGGTCTTCAGCGACCACGAAAGAAAAAGACATCTGCGAGTAATTGCCCGTCTGGATGTCTTCGTACATTTCACGGCTTGCCTCAGTAAGACCAAGGTCTGTATCTGAGAACAGACCGAAGTTGTCTACAGATAGTGTGATTGCTCCGTTCTTTGTCCGTGCAAGCACTCTGCCTTCATGGTCTCGCAGAAATACGACGTCGGTCATGTCTGCATCGTTGAAGGCGTCCGGTGCGATCCGCTCGAAGAATTCGATACCATCGTCGTCAAATAACTTATACGGCTCGAAGGTCGAAGCGTAACCCTGCACCCGGTATGACTTCTCACCTTCATCATCGGCACGCACTTCAAACGTGCCAAGGTTCCGGTATTCCCGGTCATTCTTGATTGCCATTGTCATTAACCCCCTCACGTGTAAACGTGCCGTCAGAATTCATCAGATAATACTCACCTCTGATTGTGTATGCCTGCCCCTGCCCGTCGGGTAACGGTGGCAGGTTCCAGATTTCCCGAATCTCGTCACGGTTCAGAATGCCTCTGTCTGCCATTTGCGACGAGACGTTCAACTTCTCTTGAGTTGACATATACTGCAGCCGGTTTGCGGTCGCCATAATCAAAGTGCCTCTCTGAATCTCGGTATCTGAGAAGACCGCATGCGTCATCGCCTCGCTGAATTGAATTGCGAATGTTTCAATCGCCGACTCATAGAATGCCGACCACGCATCACCGAAAGCCTTCGACTGCAGGACTTCCTCGTTGACTCCGAAGTAGTTGTAAACGTTCGTTCGAATCTCTTCGAGTTCCGCTTCTGGTACTTCGTATGCCTGCGTGTCAATCTGCTTTATGTCGGTATACGTATTCGGGAAAAGCAGGATGCCGTTGTTCGCACTGTCTGCCTGCAGGTTCGCTTCTGTGAACCGCAACCGCTCACGGCGCAGGTCGTCGGTCTTGGTGAAGTTATTCACCCTAGCAATGAATGAATAATTCGAGCCGTTCTTCACTGCCTCTTCAATTGACTGATTGTTCAGATGCTCAAGTTTCATCGTCGAGTCGAGTGCGTTATTAGGTTCACCGAAAAAGTCTGACGAATACTGAAACTTCGTGAGCACCGCACAGTCGGCGAGGCGTTCAGCTGCCCTCTGCCGGTTGTAGAACGTATACCGCAACCACGGTTCACCGTCATACTCGACGACCTCGCATTTCTTCGGCAAAATTGGATAATACCCGACGACGTTCATGTAATCGTCGTAGACCGGAACAATGACGCAGGTATTGTGCATGTCGAGAATCGTTGACGCCCGGTACAGAAACTGCGACCAAGTCTGCCACGCATTCGGACGCAGTTTTAGACGTGTCTGAAGCGCAGGTTTTGCGGTTCCGATAATTTCTACCCTCAGTTTCGAAACGTGCCGTGCACGGGCGTCAATTGCGCTCCTAACTAGTGCAGACTCATACAGGCGACCATTCCACGACGAAAAGTGCGGTCTGTATGCGGTCAGAGCCTCGAAGTATCCTTCGTTATTCTTGGCGACGTCTTCGTTCTCTTTCTTGAATAAAAAGTCAAATAATCCCACGGTTTCACCTCACTCTTCGTTCTTCAGCTGCTCGCCTATTTCGCTGTACCACTTTTGACGCACACACATTGCGTCGAGCAGTGCCGCCATGAAGTCGACGTGTACGTATGTCGACAGTTTTATCAGTTTCTTTCGTCCGCTCTCTGCATTCAGTTTGAGTGCGGAATCGTACATATGAATCTTTGCAAGGTCGTTGTCAACGATCTTCACTTTGCCGTCTCTCAGTAGACCGTCGAATTCGTCTATGACCCCGCTGAGGTTCTCGCCCTGATAGACGTCGTCACACACGAAGCCGTAACCCTGCAGAGCCTGCGTGAGGTACTGCGAGTTGTACCGGTCATATCCGATGCGCAAAGGCAGTATCTCGTACTTCTCGACAAGTTCTGTCAGCCACTTGTAACAGTCGTTATAGTCGACGAAGTTATCACCGGATAAAACGAGGTTGCCTTTCTTCTCGTAAATCGAATACGGCACACTGTCCCGTGCCTGCATCGTCTCCAGACGCTCACGAGGCATGAAGAACTTTGAGAAGACATACAGAATGCCGTCTTTCTCAATCACTGCCACACACGCCGACAAATCAGTCGTGCGGCTGAGGTCGACGCCGCATACGCAGTAGTGATGCGCAAAATCGGCAAGCGTCAGACCGTGCACCTGCGCCGCTTCGATATCCTTCGACTGCAACCATGCCGTTGAGGCACTCTGCTTTATGTTGCAGTACTTGCACAAGAATTCTGCCTTCTTTGACAGACTGCCTTCTGCAATGGCGATCTCTTCGAGCAGGTAGTCGACCGTAATTGATACGCCGAGGTTCGGGTTACTCTTCTTGAGTTCGTTTATGTCGTTCCACTTTTCCACGTCGTCAATCATGTACAGGAACGGCAGAAGCCGCCGTTCTTTGCTGTCGCCGTTGAGAAAGCGTGTTGACCGCTTCATGAGTTCATCAAAGATGCCGTCGTTGACGTATCCGGACGTTGAGATACTCAGAAGGATACTTTGCCGTCGTGCGCCCATGCCCGATTTGAGTACTTCATACTGACGCAGTGACTGCAGACCTTCCCAAGAAGCGACCTCATCGCACAATGTGATAGACGGGTTGAAACCGTCGCTCTTCTTTGCGTTGAATGCGATCTTCTTCACGGTCGAATTTGTACCGGGAATGTATAAATCTGTCTGCCGGTGCTTCTCCATGGTCGGGTCATCCGGGTTCATCTTGCGCCGGCTCGAATCCAATACCCGAGACTCTTTGAACTTCTCTTGGTACTCTGGGTCGAGTGTCGTCATTGTCCAGATGCTCGAATAAGACAGTTCTGACTGTTCGAGTTTAGGAGCGACGACATAACACCGGTTGCCGAATCCGTCGGTGCACCATATGTACCGGACGATTGCAGCTGCAAACAGGGTCTTGCCGTTCTTACGTCCGACGACGAGAAACACTTCACGAAAGATGCGGTACCCGTCTTCGTCCACTACCCCGAACATGACTGACAGCATCGCTTTCTGCCACAGTTCGAGATTGAGATTGCCCGGTGCGAGTTCGCCTTCCGTATGGAAGCAGTGCGCCTGTATCCATTCGACGGCGTGATTCGCTTTCTTTTGGTCAAAGAAGAACTTCTTTGTCTGAAGACCGTTCACGATGTACTCATAAATCAGCCGAACCCACCTGCCGACGGTTACCGAACCGTCTTTCATTTGCTGATAGTAGGCGAATATGTAGTTGTCTGAAGATTTGCTCATTCCGTCTCCGATCTTCTCTGCGCAAAACGTCCGAAAACCGATTCACTCTGCCGGTTTCTGACTGTTTCTGACCGTTTCTGTCTGAAATACGCTAAAAAACAGTCAACTCGCCGGTCTTCGGGCATCGTGTGAAACAATGTTTCACGGGGGATATGACAGTCATCGTGCGACGACCGAACCGTCAGAAAGAATTCGATACCGCATTTGTCTTGCCCGATGCCGGTCAGCGTGACAGTCTTTGCACAGTGATACAAGGTTGTCGAGGTTCAGCGAAACGCTCGGGTCGCTGATGTTGTCCGGTGTGAGTTCGGTTATGTGATGAACTTCAACCGCCGGCACGACGAGACCTTTGCGCATGCAGTCTTGGCATAGTCCTTTATCCCTCGACCAAGCTGCCGCCCGTGTCCGCTGCCATGCCCTCGACTTGTAGAATCTCTTTGCCCACTCCTGCATACAAAAAGAATCACGGTTTCTTGTTCCGTGATTCGTCGTTATACATATAGCACACTTGGTTTATCAACATTTTAAACAGGCGCATTCTCTTCCGAGAAATATCTATGTACCCGTTGGTGTGCCCGTTGCGGGCACGGGTAACCGTAGACTTTAATGCTCGTCGCCTTCCATGTCAGACCGCAGATGAAGTACCACCGAATCAATGCCCGCACCTGTGCGTCTGCTACCACATTTACCCAGGCGTCGATCTTGTCCAGAAGAGCGAGTGCATCGTTGCGTTTCTGCTCAAGTGTCTGTTTGCGTTCAATGATTCGCAGTGCGGTTCGTTCGGTCTGGTTGCCCGGTGTCGAGCCGTGCCCCGTGTCGGTTCTGCCGTTGGGTGACGCAACCGGATTGTACAGTGTTTCAATCTCTGCCTGCATTGCGTCGATCTCTGCCTGCAGACCTCGATACTGTTCGAGTGTTTCAATCGTCACGGCGTCAATCCCTCGGTCGTGCAAGACTGCAGAAGTCATACGGCTTCATGTACGGGCAATGACCATAGAATGCAATCGGGTCGTTGTCTGCGTACCGTCTCTTGCTGTTCGGCTGATACTTGCAGTCTTTACAGCGAATCAGAAGTTCTGCGCCTTTGTTCTGTTCCGCTTCTTCTTCGGTCATCGGTACCATATAAGTTTTGTACTCACTCATGCTCTGTCTCCTTCAGTGTTGCCCATGCGCAATAGTCGTTTTCGTTTGCTACCGCACTGTCTCCGATACCGTTGCAGTGAATGTCGCATAATCCATTGCCATATACAGACCTTGGTCTGAAGTAAGCGCAGTTCCTGCACCGTATCAGTTCGTGTTTTATCTTGCCGCCATAAAAGAATGTGCCGTTTTCTATTTGCTCGGTTTCGTATTCAACAATGTATTCTTTCATTCCTTCTCCTTCGGCTCTCCGTTGGCACAATACCAATCGTCATTCGGTATGTAGTTGTAATACCAATCACCATCATCAACGCACGGGCACAGTGATAATTCTTCATCTTCTTCCGGCGGAACAACATGACCCCGTTCATCTTTATACGGTCTGTGCTTACAGTCCCTGCACCGTATCAGCTCGCCGACCACCAATCCGTTCATCGTGTCATGCAGTGCATTGCTGTTCGTTCCGACTATGAAGTATTTGTTGAAGTCAATCATCTTTATGCATCCTCGCTCTTGCTTTGAAATACTTATCGATTGATTCATCGTCATATTGGATTGCGTGAATAATCGCTTTTTTCATTTCGCCGTAAATGTCATAATGTCCAATCACTCGCCATTTGTCTTTATCGTGCCATCTCCCGTTCTG